TATTAGAGACAATTAGTAAAACCCCCTCCCATGTAAACCAATCAGGGGGCATTATCAAATTTGTTTTAATAAAATCAATACTATAAAAATATCCAATCCAAACAGCAAGCAATATAAAAACTAATGTGGTCCACCCAATTTTTGCGGCTCCACGGTTCAATGGTTCATTGTTTATTGTTTGAACCGTGTCTCCACTATAATCACAAACAATTTCTTCACTTACTTTACCACCCACTACATCGCCAGACGCCAGATAAATTGGTGTCTTTGCACCACTCCATAATGAATGTTCGCTTTTAACTTTCGGTATCTTATCATTGTTCATAGACATTGTTATTGGTGTTTTAAACACAAAAACTAAAACATCATTATTGTTAATATATTTGTAGAATGTGCTAGAATATTCATCTCCAATCATAGAATTTAGAGATTTATTATCAGCATCACTGATATTTATAATGTTTATATCAGTATTTGCACTGTCTGATATACTATTTATAAATGATGTTTTACCGCCACTCGCTATTGGAAAAACGACATAAAAAGGGCTACCATCACTCGACTTAATATGTTTTATAGTTAGTTCTAATGGATATGACGTTGACGTTGACGTTGACGTTGAATCAAATGTGTGCTTTCCAGTGCTTATAGTTCCTTCCATCGTTATTCCACTGATAAAAGTGCTCGAATCAATGTCGGTAAAAGAAAAAGAAGAACTCGACAGCCCGTTTCGAAACTTGAATGTAATTATATTATTTATTTTAACTATACTTCGAATATCCATCTCTGGATACGTGTATTGAATAGAGGCATTAGCTAATTGTGTTGTTGGGTTTAAATCAATCGACATAGAATCCCTTTATAAACTGGGCATATAAAAATATGTTCAAAAGTACGGAATATAATTGAGTCGCGAGTTTTCATATACGGTTGCCTTGAATGTATCCGAATATCCCTCTACATAAACCGTCTCGCCATTGCTGATTTCGTCGCAGCCATACTCGCCAGTACAGCTTTTCCCGTTACGACTGACAGGGAGTTTTGTGTTCAAATTGCCGGTATTAGACATTGTGTAATACTGCATTTTGTCGCGGCTGCTTGAGAGTTTGCGACCCATTAGAGGCAAAATTAGATCGTCGTTTCCGTTTACGCGGGTCAAAATTCCGACTTGGGTGAAATCGGGGGACGGACCGCGCGACTCGACATTTACAGGGGCAAGACGAGGTGATGCGTAGCCTCTATAAGAATCATTTTGTGGGGGCTCATTAAACAAATCAGGGTCAATACCTCCTAAATGTCCGCGTCTGGTCTCGTTATTAATGACGATGACTTTTGTGTCGGCAGGTTTTTGCGCAAGTTTATAACTGCTGGAATAGATGTACCATACAATAACCGCAATCACAATAAGAATGAAAAGGGTCATATTTTCAATACATATGATTCCAGGAATACATTTTTTACCCATTGTTTGGTATATAATAAATATACAAAACAATCATTTATCGGCGATAGGGTTATTAGTTTCATTATTTGACGGTGGATTGATTTTTATTAAAACCATATAAAAGCGGGTTATTAGTTTCATTCAAAACCGTGTTTGGCGGCGGTTGATCAAACCATTTTTGAACGACTGATGGTAAACCTTGTATATAAGCTACCAAGAAAATCAAGACAACCCAATAAAAAAATTTAGCACTATCAATATTTTTCTCTTCAAATTCACTCTTGGATTTAGCGTTACATTTGCTTCTTGTCTTATCAGCAGGCGACTTCAGTTTTTTGCCTCCCCAAAGTGGAATTTCGGCACTACATCCTTTACCACAAGTTTTTAATATTTGTGGGATGAATTTCCCCAAAAAGCCCTGTATTTTTATTATAATACACTCAAATGAATCGGCTGTAGACTGTCCTACAAAACTAAGTATTATAAGCCAAACTATAGCATAAAACAAATACGCAACAAGCCGCACAACGTTCCACAATAGACAAACAGGGTTGGAAACATTTTTAATTGCGCACATAATGTTGCTGCTTATAAAATTTGCCCAATCGACAAACAACCGCCCAAGATTTTTACCAAAATTCTCTATTTGTTTTACAAATTTTAATATGGGTTTGAGAATACTGTCCTTCACTTTTTTTAATTCTGTTTTAATAATATTTATCCCTTTTTCTGCACCTTTTTTGGCTTTATTGAACTCTGCGGTTGTCTTTTTTTCGGCATCTTTAACAATTTTTGTGGTTCCTTTTTGTATGTCGTCTGGTATTTTTTTAAAAAACTTTTTAATTCCCAATGGGTCTGATTTACCTGCCCCCTCTATGATTGGTTGTTTTCGAATATAAAAATAAATAATGAATAACAAAATGAACAAAAAACATATCGCCAATTCATAGTTCATTATATTTACTTACACTAACTAAATATAATATAACAGTATATCTTACATTCACATAGACCCCATATTTGTCGGATATGCGTCTGCTAAACTACAATAACCCTCTTTCTTAGCGGCACCATTAACATTTACAAAATCCGACATTTTTCCAAGATTTTCTAATAATGTCTCTTGTGCTTTAATCAGACCAAATGTTTCCTTGCTTAACCCTTCAACACCAGTTTTCTTGATCTCATTCGACAAATCTGTAGCGGCACCTTGAATTGCCTCGACAGAAGGCACATCTACCTTTTTCTTAGCATCAGCATCAGCATCAGCATCAGCATCATCTAATCCATCTTCTTCTTCTTCATCTTCAAAACCCTCAGACATTCGCTCGCCATATGTGAAAATATGGGAGATTGCGATGGCCGTTACAATAATAACAATCATATTCTTCGAGAAAAACGAAGTTAGCACACCAACAAAAAGAAACACATACAAAGACAGCATTTGTCCGTTCTGGTAAAAATTAAAGACATCAAAAACACCTAAAATAAGCATAGCATAGAGGACCCACTTGTTTGCTAAAAGGTTCAGCGATGTTCCCCTTGATGATTTATTGATTTTTGAAAAAATAGACATCTATATTTTACACTTATATAATTACATAATAATTTATTTACACAATAAGAATACAGAGAATTCCTCATAATTATATTATATTATATTAAAATTACATCTAAATGCCTAATCATAGTATCCGTAAGAAAAGCGGGCATACCATAACAATTGACGAAAAACACACATCACTCTTAGAGGACTTTGAAAAAATCGAAACTGAAACAATTCCTGATTTAGAAAGCGAGCGCGTCAAGTTGAAAGAGCGGCTAAAAACATCGGAGGCCGACAATATAGACAAAAAAATGGAAATAAAGGACCGAATACGTAATATAACAGACCAGCTAAATATATTGCGAATTAAACGGAAAAATTATTTATTGAAGAACGCCACGTATGTATTCAATTATTTTGAAGAAAAAAAGAAAATATCTATTGGCGAGACTCCCAACAAGAATGTTTTAAATTCGTTTTTCAAAGTAAAGGTGAAAGATGCGTCGGGAAACACAGATGGAGCAAATATACACAGCGGAAAATATAAGAATTCGCGACAGTTTTATCAAAATTATTGGAAGAATGTAAACAATGAAATTTGTTATGGTGCTGAATATCACGTTCCAACGGATATATGTATGCGGTGTAATAAGGGTGAGATGATTTCACAAGAAGAGGAGGGAATAATGATTTGTAATAATAATAAATGCGGGGTCTACGTCCAATACATAGTGGATAATGATAAGCCAACATACAAGGAACCGCCGAATGAAGTGACGTATAATGCATATGTGAGATTGAACCATTTCAAAGAGATTTTGTCGCAGTTTCAGGCGAAGGAGACGACGCAAATACCGGCTGACGTCATAGATACAATTAAGCGGCGCATTAAAAAAGAGCGCATTCAAGATATGGTTACTGAAATCAATTATGAAAAGATGCGCGAGATTTTGAAGAAGTTAGGATACAATCGGTATTTTGAACATATTCAATATATTAATTCGATTCTTGGAATCAAGCCACCAGTGATGAGTGATGAGCTTCAAGACACGTTGTGTGTGCTTTTTATAGAGATACAAGAACCGTGGGCAATTCATTGTCCGGCTTATCGCACTAATTTTTTTAACTGTACATATACGTTGTATCAATTGTGTGTTTTATTGGACCAGACCCAGTATTTGCCGTTTATTCCGATGATGAAAGACCGGGAAAAACAATTGGAACAGGATATGGTGTGGAAGAAAGTGTGTGATACGCTGGATTGGGAGTTTGTCCCGACTGTATAAGGTCTTTGTAAAAGACCGACTGTATAAGGTCTTTGTAAAAGACCGACTATAAAGGTCTTAAATAAACAATTTTACATAAAACACTAACGTTTTATGTAAAAAAATGAAACTAAATTACATCTTGTATGAGGAACGCGTTCTTACACCAACATACTCAAAATGCCCATTTCCGACATGAGTCTTGTTGGCTCGCCAAGCCTTACTTGACTCATCAAAATCAATGTCTGAATCAACAATCTGAGGCTTGGCCAATGTCTTTGGCTCGCACTTACTACGAGTAACCATATTGTGGGTATTATCGGTGAAAGATGGCTTGGATTGGCTTCTGGTATGCATTTTAGGATAATAGGTTTACAGATTTGTATTTATATTGTTATAAAATGTTCTATACCAATACAATATATAATCGTATTATATAATGCGGGTTTTATACTCATTTGAAGAGGCACTTGCATACAGCAGACCATATATAGAGGAACGACCTAAAATGTATTATCAAACTGATTATGATAGAGTCAAACGTTTTACAGAAGACGAACTACCACCAGAAGCAAAACTGCCTGTTTGGAAAATGACGACCGAAGCTTTAGAGAATACGCTCCGTTATGTTTTTAAAAAGCTACATCACAACTGTTATTTGTTGTGTGTAAAAGACAACAAACCTCTAATGTATAAATTAGAAAGTCTTACTACGGCACCAACATTTAAAAAGGCAATTGAAGAGGG